TTACAAGGGTGGTGAATACTCAGTCAGTATTTGGATTTATATTGCAAACTGGGGAACCAACAAAAATAGGAATAAGACATTCTTAACACTTGATGGGGGTGGTGGAACATTTAATACACTACAGATGTACATGGGTGCAAATACCAATAAAATGGGTATCCGTGTATCGACTGTATTAGACCCTACGTCAAGACCTAACTTGCGTCCTGCTGAACAGGCAGGCATTGAGGCAGCAGCAAGCTCACCGTACAGGGATGACGATTTCTTGCAAGGAGACTTACAATCGGTTGACCTGCAGAAGTGGGTGCATATATGCGTGGTTCTCAGCGGTCGTCGTCTTGATGTATATATGGATGGCAAGCTCACTCGCAGTGCAGTTCTTGATTCGATGTTTGATGTAGATGGAAATGGAACATCCTATATAATGAAGGTAGGTGGTCCGAAGGGCTTCGGTGGTCTCATCGGCCAGATTAACGCTGCCAATTTTGCGTATACTCCTGATCGTGTTTGGTCTTTGTACAATAATGGACCTATAGATACATCAATCTGGACACAGTTTCTCAAGTATTTCGATCCCGGTCAGTACTCCTTCTCACTCAAACGTAATGGTGAGGATATCATTGCTGGAAGAACACCTAGTTAAGACTCCAATTCAATTAAATTATAAAAAAGACCTTAAAAAAAGTCTTTTTTACAATCCTAATGATAGTTAGAGAGTATGCAGGCCGCAAATAATGGTGCTGTAAAAACGAATAGCTTTCCCAGTACAGGTATCTCCTTTGGGGGTACTGATCCGCTATCGCAAGTGCTGACTGCAGTTGCGTTAGTTGCTATTGTTTACTTTACGCTGCTTTTCGCTGAATATTTGTACAAGTCCTACTTGGGAATGTTCCGTGATCGTGTTGAATTATTCCCTGATACATATCCTTCCGGATCTCTTGCTTTTACAGCCATTCAAAATCCGGCAAGTCCTATTGCACAGACAGTCTATACTTCGGACAATCAGCGTTCCGGTGTTGAATTCAGTTATGCAATGTTTTGCTACATTCAGAGCTCTACATTTAGTGCAGGCAGTGCCTCTCTCTATCATATCTTACACAAGGGATACTCTAAGGCATATCCTTTAATGGGACCTGGTATCTTTGTGCATGGGAATGCAAACACTTTGCGTGTTTATATGAATTCTTATTCGACATGGAATAACTTTTGTGATATTGAGAATATTCCTGTTGAGAAATGGTTTCACTTAGTTGTGTCGTGCAAGGGAAATCAACTTCTTATCTATATCAATGGAAATCTGAAGACAAAGATGGCCTTGGCGGGCAATACACCGCCTTACCAGAACTATGGAGATGTAACACTGTTTAGCTCTAGTAAATTTACACTTTATACAACGGGAACTCTTTCTCTAATTACTGATACAGCTGATCCTGCTCTGTTAGTATTAAGTCCTGTAGGAAACACAGGAACTTCAAACAGTAATCTTGTTTTTGCTGGATCTGCGTCAGGTATGGTAAGTCGTGTATTTTACTTCTCGTATGCTCTGACCTATACCGAAATCCAGACACTAATGAATATGGGCCCTTCTCCGAAGATTGCGGGCCCGAGTATGAGCATCTCACCCTATTTGATTGATCAATGGTGGACGAATAAGTAAGTTTTTTGCGGATAGTTCGATTCTCGGTTTAAATGAGAACTCATCTTGTTTCACAACAGCAAGAAGAGTTGTCATGACTGGAGGAGGTTTATATGTTTTAGTTGCCTACGGTTCTCAGAATGTACTTTTGAGTGGAAACCCTGATTTTACCTATTTCTATCTCGTTTTGAAAAAATACAGTCATTTTGCCTTTGAATCTGCTACCCTTCAAGTGGATGGCCCTGGAGAATTACTGTGGGATGCACCTATCAAGCTTCAAGTAAAGATTCAGCGAATTGCGGATCTGCTCTCCGACTTGTATCTAACATTTACACTTCCGGATATTTACAGCAAGTTTATAAATCCAAGCGTCCGTCCTAGTCAGTACGAGTTCAGGTGGAATCGCTATATTGGTGCTCATATTATACAGGATGCAACCTTTCTCATAGGTGGAACAGAAATACAAGAATTTGATAGCGACTACCTGATTGCAACTGCACAAACGGATCAAGATGAAACTCAGTACAATAAGTGGCAGGAGCTTATCGGTGATATTCCAGAATTGAATGATCCAGCAAATGGTGTTTACTCCGGCGTGACTACAAACTCAGTCGTCCGTTCTCTGAGACTCTATCCGACTGTTGCACAGAACAATGAATCAGGTATCACAGTACAGACAAATGCGCCATCGATTCCAGGGCAGCAGATCACTGTACCACTTTCCTTCTGGTTTACACAGAATCCAAGTTTAGCCTTACCTCTCGTTGCACTTCAGTATCACGAATGCTATCTTCAGCTAACACTCAGACCTGTACAGGATTTATTTACAATCTTGGACCCGTCTGGATATCGTGTTCGTCCTGGATATCGCGTACTTTCATCTACGCAGCAGATTCAGACAGGTAATTTTACTTATGTGACAACTACCACACCCGAAAATTACCTGAATAACTATTTGGTTGATTTTGGATACACAACACCATCCCTCAGCACCTGGCCCCTAAACGCCTATGTTCAGGCAACCTATGTATATCTGACGGATGAAGAACGAAATACCTTTGCTAGTCAAACACTAACGTATCCAGTTCGACAAGTAACACGCTATGCCTTTCCACAAATCACAAGCCGGCAGAATCTGAATCTGTACACTCACAATCCAGTTCCGCGTTTATTGATTCTGCCTCGGCGTAGCGATATGATTCTAAATCTGAATACGTGGACCAACTTTACAAATTGGTTTTCACAGACTGCTGCACCTTATACAGCAATTGGTACTGTTTACAGTACTGGCTTGGCTGGTCTAGGCAACTCTGGTCTACTAATTGCAGGATCCCAGAAGGATATTATTCGCCAATTGCGTGTTTTATGCGATGGAAATGAAATTCAGGAAGTTAAGCCAACTCAGTATTTTCACGAGTTATCCTCTTGGAGATACGCCACGGGAGTATTTCCGAATGGATTAGTTATCTACAGTTTTGCGTTAGATACATCCAGATGGATGAAGCCGAGTGGATCATTGAATACCAGTCGTGTCAAGAATTTTCAGATTGATCTAGATCCTTGGCCTCAGGCTGCTGGAACAAATTATACATTTGATTTTCTTATTTATGTGGAAAGTCTGAACTTCTTGGTAATTGAAGGAGGTATGGGTGGAGTCAAATACGCGACATAAACTCGCATATTAGGGAAATACGCGACTTAATCCTTCTTCTTTTTACGTGTCGTATTTTTTGCTTTTTCAGATTCCAGATTCGGATTTTTGAGTCGTATTTCAGGCATTTTAGATTTTCTGGTGGGGTTTTCTTTTATCCAACCAGGCCATCGCTTCATCATCGCTTTAATCGTTTTATGCTCTCGTTTAAAACGATTGCCAAACTGTAGTCCACCAGGAGTTTTATAAACGGCAGTCTTCGGTGCAACAAAATTAAGACGGACAATAGCGCCATCTTTAATAAAAAACTGCAATGTTCTTTGATAATCTTCCTTTTCACCTTGACCGATATCAATACGCACTTCCTTACCTGGATTAAAGCAACCCCAGAAAGGACCTACACAAAATTTAAGATCTGTCGTGACCGTTGGCTTCATAAAAAATCCATTTGCACTCGGATAGACACCCCAGAAGCGACAGTTAGCCTTTTTACATTCTTTGAATCCGCGCTCAATAATACCTTTCAGACTTTTTAGTTTTCGCTCGTGTCTTTTTTGACTTGCATCGTATTCGATAAATCCAGATACATCATCATCTAGAGATACAAGTGGAGTACCCTTAGGGAAGTGATCAAAGATCCAATTACGAACTTGAGGAAGCCCAGGAACGCCAACTAGAATTTCCTTGTATGTTTTCGGATCAAGGACTGCTTCGTATTCCTTCTTCTGCTCCTTGTCGGCAACAACAACGTAGATATTCTCCTTTGGGATACGGTATTCATTTAAAACGGCCAAAGTCTTATCACGGCACCCCTCTGCTCTTTTATACGATGGTACTACAACAGTGTAGTCTGCGGACATCTACTCTTAGCTTTTATTTGAAAGAAAGAATAGATGAGTTTGCTCACAAGCCTTAGTAATAAAATTTCTTATATGGTAAATACTGCGGTATCAGATCCAAAAGCCGATGCCTATGCTAAAGCAAAAGCTAAACAGGCAGAACAAGATGCACGCGTTGCAAAAAACCAAGAAAAAAGCGCTGCAGACGCCGCAGCAAAAGCAAAGGCTGAACAAGATGCTAAAGATGAGGCAGCAAAACTTTCCGCCCGGAGTAAAGCAAGCATATCAGGATTTCTTGCACAATCTTCCCAAGGAATTCTGACGGCATTTATTGTTATAACATGTATCGCAGTTGCGCTCTATGGCGGGCACATTGCAGCAAATCAAGACATTGGATACTCACCTGCAGGTCGTCTTGTTTCATTTATGTATGGATGTATTCTGTCGCCAATTTTAATTATTAAGTACATCTTGAATCTGTATTATTTTAACATTCCAGTACCGATGTGGGGATTTTTGCCGCTTAGTACCTATGTTCCCAATGGAGATTTGGAGACCTTTTTCTTGTCTCCCTTTTGCTATAAGGAAGATCAGGGTAGCATTGATGCACGAGCAAAGGTTGCACAAAGCTATCTGGAAGCATTTCAAAGAACTGCGCCTTTAGCTGAACCTCCTAAAGTGACAGACAAATAACCAGCGGTCTAAGAATGACTAGCATTCTATCTACAGAAATGTCCTTGCCTCTTGTGAGCATTGTCACACCAACCTATAATCGCAGACGCTTCATTCCAACTCTGATTCGTATGATTGAAACTCAGACTTATCCGAGAGATCGTATGGAATGGATCGTGTACGATGACGGCCAAGAGGCTGTCGGTGATCTGATTGATGAAGCGCAGCACCGGCTACCACTAACGATTTACATTCGTAGCGAGGAGAAACAGACACTTGGCGAAAAAAGGAACCGTCTGAACCGTGAGGCCAAGGGGGAGATACTTGTTGCCTTCGATGATGATGATTTTTATTTTCCAGATCGAGTTTCTGCTGCAGTTGCTGCACTACGTTCAAAACCGTCTGTAGATCTGGCTGGATCCTCAGAAGTGTTTATGTATTTTACAGATACCAAGGAAATCTTTAAGATTGGACCGTATGGTCCGACACACGCGACGAATGGCACGATGGCTTGGCGCAAACGATATGCTGCAAAGCATACGTACGACGAGGCCGTTGCCTTTGCAGAAGAAAAATCGTTCTTGGAGTCTTATAAGAATCAGCTCATCCAATTGAATCCGATGAGTGTAATGCTTGTAATGAGCCATAGCGATAATACATTTGATAAGTCTATTCTGAGGGCTGCAGAGAATCCATTGATTAAAAGGACAACCCTTACATTAAAGAATTTTATTAAAGACCCTGAAGTCTTTAACTTCTTTTCGTCTCTCTGAGGTCTAAACACGAAAAAGACCCAAGAATTAGAAGTGTTTGCGCAATGCCACAAGATGAATCGGTTGCAATGATGTTAGATGTGTATCAACAACCATTAACATATTCATTGACGAGCGAATCATCAGTAGCGAGTCAATCGGCAGAAATTAAAGTACCTCTTCATCCTCACCAGCTTGCAATGATTTCTGCGATGGAAGAGAAAGAATATGCCTGTATTAATGGATTTCGCATTGGGGCTGAGCAGCACTTTAGTCAATTTGCGATTTTAGGCGATAAAGTCGGATCAGGTAAGACTCTAATGATGCTTGGATATATAGCCCATATGAAGGCAAAAGCACAGCAAGCAGCTAAAGTCTATTCTCGTATTCACACCTTGTCAAAATCGATGTTCTGGAGCCATAAGCCTGTTTCAACTACAGATTGCTCTGGTGCGACTCTTATTATTGTTCCGCATACTCTTTTCCATCAATGGAAACAAACCATAACAAAGCAAACAGGTCTATCCTTTGTAGAAGTTCGCACGACAAAAGCCTTAGAAAAGCCTGATTTTATCGCGAATGCAAAGACACGTGATATAACGTTAATGTCAAATACGATTATTAAACATTTTATGGAAAAGCGAGTGCACGAAACAATGCAGTGGTCTCGCATTGTCTTTGATGAAATTGATAATGTACAATTTACTTCGACGACTGCGATGCCAAAGGCGAATTTTTACTGGGGTATGACAGCAACGTGGTCAAATCTGTTGTTTCAC